TGCAGTAATAATACAGTGTCGGAGCCGAAGCGGCTACTGTTATCTGGACGTAAGCTCCAGAGCTACCCGGAGTGCCTGAAGTGCTTACACCCGTAGTGTACTCAGATCCCCCTCCATGTGTTCCGTTTGCTGTGGTTGAAAACCTTAATGGATGACCAGAGTTGCTACTATCAGATTGATCAAATCTGTACGTGGAACCCTCGTTCAATGTCAAGGTCGGGCTAGCTCCTGAAAGTCCCGCAATGTAATACTTGTTGCCAGAACCGTAGGAGTTAGTTCCACTAGCTACCGTAACCGTGTATACTGTTATGGATAAGAAGGATACAGAACCTACCGCACTAGTTCCAGCTACACCTGTTAAAGTCACACTTGCAGAAGCTATATTAGAAGCTGTTACGGTTCCAACTGCACTGGTCCCTACAACTCCTGTTATAGAAACCGTTGTTGGTGATCCGGGCGCAACTCCTGTGACAATCAAAGACCCCACAGAAGATGACATGAATGGAACTGGTATGAACTCTAACGTATCAGTATTAAAGGTTGGAAATTTAACGTCTACAGGGATTATGTTATTTGTATCTGGTCTTGGATCACGCAAGGCCTCTGCATCTACTGCTCTACGAACAGGCTGTATTTGAGGGTGTTTTGGCTCATATTCATCTTTGCCCACCAGTGAACCATTCCATTCTTTTCTCATGTCACGTAAACGATATCTGAAACCAGATCTATCTGATATTCCAAATGCGTCTTTGCCAACAGCAAACCTGCCCATCATCCTACCCTATAAAATTGTAAATTAGGACTGACGCTAAATGAGGCTCTATCACGATCTTCTGCCTGTGCTTTATCAAACTCCTCATCATATATTGTTTTTAAAACTTGTATTCTCTCTGGTGCTTTTTTAATTGACAAATAGTAAGCTAATCCAGCCGCTAAACATGGATAAAATCTAAAGGGAACATCTACAGTGTTAGTGAAAGTATCAGCATCATCAATTCTTGTTAAACAATCGAAAACAAGTGTATCTGTGCTGTTTTCAGGCGTAGGCCATAATTTTATTACTGGTGTTATTTGACGATCAATAAAAAATTGAGATGGCCTTGATTGTGTTGTTTTAGAATTTATGACTAAATAAGCATCTCTACTTATTCTTGTCATCGCTAAGTCAGAGTTACTACGGCGTACAACCATAGACAACACATCAACAACATCAGTTCCTAAATTATAACTAGATGTGCCTTGTGTAACAGTTTGTGTGCGTTGTGCAATTGTCCACTGATTAAGACCACGATTCGCCCAATCTGCAAATAACAGATTGAGCGATCTTTTTGCAGTCTTTAGGTCATAACCAGTGCGGACTTCCAAACCACAACGCTCAAAAGCTTCTTCAATGTAATCACTTACATCTAGCTCAAAATCGGTTGACCCTGAAACAGTCATTACTTCTTAACCTTGCCACCACGCATCATGCCCATGGCTTTACGAGGCGAGACATTCCCACCACCACGCATCATGGCTGCTTTTTTAGCTGCTCCACCATTTTTCATGCGTTTTGGTATGGCTGCACCTCCACCTCTCATGCGTTTTACTTTTCCACCATTTCTCATTCGCTTCATTGCTGCTTTCTTAGCACCCGGCATTTTGCTGTCTCCTATACTCATATCTACGGTTTAAGATTAATTTTACATAATCTTCTGGCTCATAGTTTTCGTAGTATCCCATTTTTTCTAGCTTTTGACTAGCGTCATCTAACTCTGATAACTTCTGCACAAAAACCATCGTAAAGTTGGTTTGAAACGCTAACACCCAAACGTCTAATTCATTTATTGAAAACCAGTCATTTAAAGCCATACAAGCAGATTCAACCTGTTCATATGTTTGATTAGGCTCCTCTTGTGTGCATATTACAACAGAGTAACGTGAGTCAAAATCTTTAGACTGTTTAGCAACCTCCTTCCATAAATCATCACCACATTCAATAATTTTTAACTTATTGTCCTTAAACGCTTTTTTTGCAAAAGGACATGGAGCAAACCCTGCACCGGGGTCCACAACGCTAAGATCTGTCATTATCCAATTTTCGATAATGTCCGTTATTTTTTCTTTCTTTTCAATGATTGCACCCTTCTAGGCTTTCCTGCTGGTTGCCCTAGCCTCTTCTTTTGAGATATACGACTTCTTTTTTCTGCTGAAGTCATTTCTTTAGTTGTTTTAGGAGTTTTGCTGGAAACTCTTTTAGAGGGGCGACAATATGGAGTACCCCGTTTTTCACCCTTCTGACGGCCACATTTCTTACCCGTTCTGACATCCTTCCAGTCTTCTTTAAACCACCTTTTAAGTGCCAAGCCCTTTTTCGTCTTGCGTACTGCCATTGCTTATTCCCTCGACTTTCTGATTGCATCTAATGTCTCACGAACAGTAGGTGGCTTCTTTTCATTAGGTTCATATTTGCACTGTATTTCCTTTGGAAAATACTCAATCGGATCTAACCAAACACTGTCAACAGTATTATTAGCGCCATGATATATGCAAACACGCTGATCGTCTATTATGTCACAACCCTTGAGTCTACATATAACATACTCAGGCGTTGCCACAGCTTTTGCGATTGTGCCTCTTAGAAAAACAATAAAACCAAGCAATAAACATATGCCAAAAACACCCATCATAATCCAAGCAACGATCTCTACAAACTTGCGTCTGCGTTGCCTTTGGCGATACAAAGTTTCTTGGCGAGATTTTCTGATTGACCCTTCCATACGAACCAATTCGTCCCATTTGGATTTGCCCATGGTCAGACCAATCCACTGTTGCAACTCTCTACGTTGCGCCTCTGCTTTTTGTTTAGCAGCAAAAGCCTCCATGGCTTCCTGCTCAACCGATTTTCCAGCAAAGAGCTTCTTGAATATGGGTGGATTTTTGGCTTCTTTTTCTAGCATGTCTAGGTCGCTGAGTGCGCCCATCCATCTGCCAAGATCAGATGCCATGCTCTCTATATCACGACCTATGGCAAAACCTTTTTTTATTGCAGTAAAGGCGGCAGACGCCGTTGCCATAGCAGAAACAGGATCCATTTTATCTTCTTTCTGTTATGAGTATTTAGTGGCCTTTCGCCTGTTACTCATCACAGCACCACAACCTCTAGCAACATTAGGATTACTAGATGGTCGTTTTGCCTTGTTAACTGCCCCTCCGTTAACCATTCTTACCACACCACCAGCAGCTTTCTTTTTGGCCTTCTTTTTTTTACCACCAGTGCCATAGTTAGCAGCACCTACCTTTCGGCATTTTGCGATAGCCCCTGAAGCATATGCGCTCGGAAAAACTCTGTAACGAGCCTTAACCTTATGATAACAAGCGTCTTTAGGCATTTTTCCTGCTCCTTCTCAGTGATTCTTTGCCCTTCTTAAAAATATCCACAACTTGTTTTTTGCCCATTACTTTAGCCCTTTGCTCTGCAACTGTTAAAATTTGTATCTTTCTAGCAAAAGGTTTGTTTATCTTTTTAACTTTAGCCACTGTGGCTCTAGCATCTGTTGGAGTTGCAAACTTTATACGAACAGTGTCTTTTGGGTTTTCATCAGTATAAAGCCGTCTGCCACTACCTTTAGGCTTTTTTCCTGTTCCTACTTTTGGGTCTGCTCTTTTTCTCGACATTCTTTATTTTGCCTTTATTTTTTGTTGCATAAAAAACTTTTTCCCCCGTTTTTGATCCATACTGCTTTTTCATAGCAGTCATTATTTTTTTACCTTTTTTTGTTAGAGGCATTTTTCTTCTTCCCAGCGCAATAAGCTCTCTCACTAAAACCACGAGGACGTTTGCAATTTACAGATCGTTTTCTTTTAGAACTCCACTTCTTCTTTTGAGGAGGCTTACTAACTTGTTGCCTCATCTGTGAACGGCCCATGACCATTAGAACAATTGTTCCATACCAGCCGCTGCTACTATTAAAATGGCAATACCCCATAGTCTAGTGTCAAGTCGCTTTAACTGATCTTGTATATCAGCGTAGCGCTTGTCACATGACTCTTCATGCTTTTCTAATTGCTTCAATACATCTTCAGGGGTCATTAGCACTTCCATCTTCTACGAGCCTGTCTTAGACGGCTGTTAGGATTTTTTGCAGCCTTTGGAAATTTTTTCATTTGTCCAGCAGATCTAGCACAAAAAGATTTACGCCGCTTTGCAGCAGCACTACCTTTTTTTACTTTGCCAGTTACCGCCGTTTTTAACTTAGAGCCGGGATTTGCCCGTCTATACGCAGCTACCCCGGCCTTAGTCATTCCCGCCCCCTTTTCTGTGGGGCGGAAATTCTTTTTATTACGCGGAGGCATCTTCCCTTTGGAACTAGCCATTGTTGTCTCTACGACAAGAAAATAGTTAATTGATTACTAGAACCAGTGAAAGCAGAAACAAACGCACCGCTCGTAGCAAGAATGCCGTCATCTGGAATATTTAAATGGTGCATTCCTGTGGGAAAAGTCTGCGTAATCAAAGTTTCACCAGAAGCACTACCATTTTTAATCGTAAAGGCACCAGCCGCATCTGCAAAAATTACAATTTGACGAATGCGAGAACGAGCCGGACCTACAACAGCAGCAGAATCTCCTTGGGCGTGGTTAAAGGCTCTTACTGGACCAGCCATATTTGCCTCCTATTAAGATGCGTCTGATGAACTAGAAATCCCAAAGAATTTTAGAACAATCACTGTATCTCCACCGGGATCCCCCGAAACAACAACCTCTACTTCATCCGCTGTTTCTGTCGCCGCAGTAGTCGTTCCACCTGACATGCCTAAAACACCGTTACAAGGGAAAAATCCTTTGAAACCAGTTGAATTTACAGCAGCAGAAATTCCATCAACAAACCCATCTGTATCAGCATCTGTGCCAATATCTACAAGGTTCACAGAGTTAGCAGCGGCTGTAGTCACAGCGACCATAACTCCCATGGGTATAAAGTTAGAAGGAATACCTATAGCAGATTCTTTTCCTGTCGTAGCACCGTTTGCAACTGTCACAGTTGCAACGTATGTAGACAGTGTCATCTCACTAGTAAGAGAACCAATCGTAGAACTTTTGATGATATTTTTAAACCCGTTTTCAGAACGGACTGGACCTGAAAAGGTACTATTAGCCATTTGCATCTCCTGTCTTGGCTAGTGTCAGACTCACAATGAGTCTGTCAGGGATGAAAAAACTATACAATAAAAAAGGGCGACTGTGAAGCCGCCCTTTCTTTCAGGGGGATTGACCAATCTCGCTCGTAAGCATGGGGATCAACCTCGTACCTGATTTTTTTATTATGCACCCGGTGAACCGAATACGCAACGTGGATCTGAGAATCCAAAGCTGTAACGCTCACGAGCCTTAAACCGCATGTTACCAGTATCGAAGTCAGCTTCCATACCAGTTGACATTGGTGTACGCTCAAAGTGCTTGAAGCCGTTAGGCGCATCCGTCTTGATAAAGAAAGCATCTGTATCAGTCAGGAAGTGATTAACGGTGTAGCCTTCAGGAAGCATACCCATGTTACGCATAGCATTTACATCATTGTCTGATGTGCTTGGGCGTAGAGTTGACTCAAGAAGACGATCAGCAACGAATTGAAGCTGTGGTGGAATGATTAGCTTCATACCACGAAGTGCAACAATCATGCTACGCTCATCAACAAATGTTGAGATGTCAATGAGAGCATTTTCAAGTGATGTCTCATTAAGATCAGCAGCGGTTGATGGCTCGTTACGAAGAGTTCCACCACCAGCTAGTGGGTGATCAGTAGCGCAAAGCTCCTTACCATCTCCACCTGTAAAGCTGCTATTGAACGCATTGTTCAAAGTTGCAGCAGCTTTAACCTGCTTTGTGTGGGCCATTGAACGAGCAAGAGCCTTTGTATAACGAGCGCCAAGGCGGTCGTAGAGGTTATCTTCCAAGGCCTCCTCTGTCAGCGCGAAAGCAAGAGCAATTGTCTCATGCGTATAACGTGCTGTGTATGCCTCAGAAGCTGAGTCAAAAACGACTCCAGCACCTTCTGATTTGGTGTTTGCATTACCAAAACCGACCAACATCACTTCTTCTTCAAATGCACGATCTGAAGCTTCTGTGTCGTAGATTTCAGCATGCTCGGCATCGTAACGTTCATATTCCATTCCGAATAGAACGTTGAGGCCGGGTTCTAGCTCTTTCGCTAGTTGTGCGCGAGAAATAGCCATTTCTAAGCCTCCTTATGCCAAGCCAGCGGACTTTTGTCCGAAGATATGGTTTTGAATGACACAATAGACATTAGTTGCATCAGAAGATACATCATTGTTCTCTGGATCTTCAGAGATGTCTATCACCTTAACTGACAAGTTTTGAGTCGTCGCACCGTCAGACACATTCAACTCAGCACCAGAAATGCCAGTTGTTGTGCTTCCAGCCGAAGTATAAACAATGTCAAAGTTGCCAAACAAGTCAGCAACAGGGAATGCAGCATTACACTGAATTTCAAAGATAACCATTGGGTCATCAATGACAAAAGCAATAATGTCAGAAGCATTAGTGCTTGCAGGGTAGAAGTTTGAGAACTTCTGCTCACCTGTTGTTGGATCAGTGAACTGACATCCATTGAACACACCAACGATTGGTACTGTTCCACCATCAGCGTGTACTTCAATACCGCCACCAGTTACTTGAGCAACCATGTCACCTTGGAAAATGGCTGTTCCATAGTTAGCGGCGATACGATAACGGCTTTGCCCACCAGTATAGGGTGTTCCACCTATCCTTTTCACAGGGCGCATGCCGAAGGCAGCATCTTTATTCGCCATGATTTAGTCTCCTTCGACTATCACTATTCCCCTCCTTTCGGTCCACCAAAGGACACAGAAGAGGATCGTTGAGGTTTTTGCTTTGGCATGTTTGGATTGTTTTCACGCATCCAATCACGATCCACAGCTTCCATTTGATTTTGGGTCACATTTTCATAATGTGCATTTCTTTGTTCCACGATCTCTTCAGGGATTCTAGCCAACATAAGACCCCCAACGCCAATCACGCCAGCGTTTTTACCTTCATCGCTCGTAACAGGAGCATCAAATTCAGGATGATCTTCAGCTTTTACAAACTCCCATCCCTCACGGCGCTTCTTGTGAACGTTATTTTTGTCATCGTAGCCCATTACAGACTCACGGATCCAACGGTGTTTATAGCCAACTGGGGCTTCTGGAGCTTCAAGAGTGGAGGGTGGTTTCCAATCGGCAACTCTCGCTTGTTTTTCACGGGTTTGCGAATCCCGGCTTGTACGATCAGTCATTTTCCCTTCTCCTGAAGTTTTGCAACCTCTAGTGCGAATCGCTCCATAGGTATGTTCATTTTTTTGGCAAAAGCCACCTGTCCCGGCGTTAATTCCACCGTCTTCTTCCGCCCACTTTTACTTGATGACCGTCCATTTGACGCAGGAGCAACAGGTTGAGCGTTTTGCCTCTGCTCCTGAAACTTTTGCGGAAAGTATTGACGCATTCGCTTACAT